TATTAACAGTTTATAAAGAAACACATATTCATAGAGACTATCAAATATGGTTTGAGGATTATACAAAATTTTCGACTAATGTTAAAAAAACGTTTAAAAAGAAAACAAAATACTTTAAAGAAATTAAAAGCGATAAATTGTTGTTTATCAACTATAAAGGAGAATTTAAAAATATAAAATGTGGTGATCCTACTGGAGAAGAAGATGAATTTTTACAAAAAATCGTTGATAAACTGATTGACCAAAATAATTAGTCAAGGTAGCAGCGGTTCCTTATTATAAAAAATACACACTTTACCACTAAATAATAAATATGAGTAAATTTATAAATTTAATAAATTCTGTAATAGAAGAACAAGAATTGAATATAGACGCTACTGAAGATATAAAACCGGCAGACACATCAGATTCAATAGACTCAGCTTTACCAACACCCGAGACTATAGATCTTAATGAAGAAAAGTATAAAACTTTACTCATGGCTCTTAAAAAATCTTTGTATAAAGCAACGGATGATTTAGATTTAAAAAACACCATTTCAAACATCACAGTCGATAGGGATGCTAAAAAAGCTGAAGAAGATTTAATGAACATATTAAATCAATTAGAAATGCCTACAGAGGAATTGTAATAGTGCCAAAACCCATTCATAACCTAATATAGGTTATGAATCTTAATAAATATCAGTTAAATCTTACAGAACAACAATTGAAGGTTGTTTTAGAGTCGCTATTATTCCACAGTTCTGTGGATGTTAATAGCAGATGGTGTAAAGACGAATGTGAAACGGGAATAGATCTAGCACAAAATTTACGAAAAACTTATCCAAACATATTAACCGAAAATTTATATGTTTTTAAAGATACTATATATCATGATTCAACCACTGAAAAAATAGTTGATTTATTTCCAGAAACATTAGAAAATAATCCAAACTTATGAAAATCGCTGTAGTCGGAACTAGCTGTATTGGAAAATCTACATATATAAAAGATTTTTTAAAAAAATGGCCCATGTATGAAACCCCAAAAAATTCATATAGAGACCTCATAAAAGAAAAGAACATCCCTTGTAACAGAGAAGGAACGGAAGAATCACAAAGAATGATTTTAGATTTCTTAGCAGAACAAGCCACCCAATATAGTAAAAAAGATGATGTTATTTTTGACAGATGTGTTTTAGATAATTTAGCATATTCTAGTTGGTTGCATTTAAATGGTAAAGTATCTGAAAGATTTTTAGATGAAACTCGTATTTTAACCAGAGAAACTCTTCGTTTATTTGACATTATATTTTTACTTCCAATAACCAAAACTTCGCCGGTTGAGGTTGTTGAAGATGATTTAAGAGATACTAACCCCGAATTTAGAATAGAAATTGATAATATATTCAAGGTTTTCCAACAATCATACCACCAAGGAGATGGTAGAATATTTCCTAAAGACGATTCACCGGCTTTAATTGAAATTTTTGGTAACCCAGAACAAAGAATAGAACTAACTAGACTTTATTTAAAAGAAGACGGTAAATCCTATAGTGAAGAACAAAGCCTAATCGCAACTCCTTAAAGGGTAAGTAAATCAAATGATTAAATTTGATATACTTTGCGAAAAAATAACTTCAGAATATCTTCAAGAAGGGCGTACCAAAAAAACAGACAGATATTCTAATATTGAAATAGATGCTTCAGCTTTTGAGAATAAACTCAATCAAGGAGAATTAGACGAACTGGTTAAGGTTTGGTCTTCTAAATCATGGATGGGAGGTCTCCCAGAAGAAAATTTAAAAAACATTTTAACCTCAATATCATCTTCTTTAAAAGAAACACCAGCATCTTCATATACCGACCTTATTGGCACCATTGAATCAGAAGTTAGCAAAGCAACTAATCGTAAAGATTTAAGAGTCAAAGTTACAAGAGTTATTGCCAACCTTTTAACCGACCCTGGTTACGGTTTAACAAAAATTACAGCAGCTCCAGTTTCAAAAGAAGTAACACAAACAGTATCCAGAGCCGCTCAATCCCGCAAAGAGTTTGAAAAGGGTGAATCTTTAACACCATTAGAACAAAGAATTTATGATAGAGTTGCAGGAACAGAAGACAAACAAGAATCTGCAAATGTTATCAGACAAGAATTATCAGAAGATCCTGATACAGAAGATATGACAGACGAACAAATAAGATCAGTCATACTATCTTTAGTAGATAAAAATAAAATTAAAAGAGATGGCAACACTTTAATAGCAATAGAAGACGAAGGTAGTTCACTTGGTTCTTCAATTTTAGATATAGACGACGAAGAGGAAGTTAATCCCTTTGAATATGATTCAGATGTAGAAAGTGCTTATCGAGAAGCAATGAGAGAACGAGAAGCAGTTACAGACAATTATTGATAAGCTCTTCAACTAATGTTATAATATGTAGGTGAAAAAATTACCTACACAGTATGTGCTTAATAAATTTTATGCACATGCAGGGGAACCGATCCATAATAAATATAACAATATATACAACGGATCTTGTTGTGTTTGCAGAGAAGGTAAAAGCTGGTTAAAAAAGAAAAGATTATATTTTTACCCAGATACAAATAGTTTTTATTGTTTCAATTGTAATAAATCTTGGAATGCTTATAATTGGATATCACAAGTGACGGGTTTGAGTAAAGATGAAATACAAGCAGAAGCTTTTGTTGGTGAGGTTTCTAAAGATGTAACAAATAAAATAACTAAAGAACGAACAAAAAGAAATCCAAATAAGCAAACCTTGCCTATGGATTCAATTAATGTAGAAGACAACCAACAACATGATTTTTATAAACATAATTCTTTTTACGAAAAAGCATTAGATTATATATCATTACGAAAATTAAACACAGCGGTTAATCGTAGTCCAAATTATTATATTAGTTTAACAGATTATATACACAAAAACCGTTTGTGTATCCCTTACTATGACGTATCAGGTAAAATTGTATTCTATCAAACAAGGTCTTTAGATAATAGCGAACCTCGCTATTTAAATAAAATAGGATGTGACAAAACAATTTTTGGTATAGAAAGAATAGATCCAGACATTCCTTATATATTTTTGTTTGAAGGTCCTATAGATGCTATGTTTGTTAAAAATGGGGTAGCCTTGGCGGGATTGACTCTTAGTAATCACCAACAAACACAATTAAATTCGTTTATCTTTCATGAAAAGATATGGGTTTTAGATAATCCTAAAAAAGATGAAGCGTCTAAAGAAAGTATTTTTAAATTATTGCAAAGAAAAGAAAGAGTATTTAAATGGCCAGATAATAAACCTTATAAAGATTTTAATGAGTGGGCTGTTAAAGAAAATTTAACAGAGATATCACCAGATGAGATAACTAAATCTCTTTATTTTTAGGCGGATACTTGTTCAGTATCGCGTAGTTTTTTAGGAGCCATGATGATAAAAGAATTCAATACTTCTTGAATTTTTTTAATTTCACCAGCAACTCTTGTAATAGCATCCGATGTTTTACGAGTGACACCACGTAAAACACTACCAGATCTATCAGCGTCCGCTAAAATTTTATGCAAACTACCTGTATTAGTAGGATCATTGAGGAAATCTGCAAATTGTCCTAATTTTAGAGCCCAATCATCGACTTTTTTAATATTCTCACTTGAAATACTAGCTGGTAACCCTTCTACATCAAAATTATCTTTAGGAGTGTCTGCTTCTAAAGATCTTTCAAAATCTTCTTTATTTTTTTCTGGTGTAAAATTCTCAACTTCAGATGGCTCTTTGACATCTATGTTAATATCCTCTTCTGCTTCTTTAATCAAGATTGCATGGAAACTACGAGCAAAGGGTACCAAACCTTCATCTAATACACCCGCATTTGATGCTAAAATTCTTGTAACTTCACTTTTAACACATTTACAAGGAGCGGGAATTGTAGTAGAAGGATTTTTTTTAGAAAGTTTTATTTTTTTTGGACTAGATTTCATTGTTATATATGTTATATTTATCTTATGGAAGGCAAAAAAGATAAATCAATTGTATTGATGAGCGGAGGTTTGGACTCGACGTGTCTTTTATATAAAGCAGCTCGTGAAACCAACCCTATTGCTTTATTGTTTAATTACGGGCAAAGACATAGCAGAGAACTAAAAATGGCATTATACCAATGCATGCATTTAGATATCCCCCATAAATTGTTAGATATATCTTTTTTAAAAGACGTTATACATACTTCGTCTCTTTTAAATACCGACCTTAAAGTACCGGATGTTAAAGAAGTTTTAGGTGATCCCCAACCTATAACCTATGTTCCTAATCGCAACATGATGTTTTTATCTATAGCTACAGCTGTAGCAGAATCTGAAAACGCCTCTACCGTCTATTATGGAGCAGCAGAAGTAGACACCCATAGCGGTCACTGGGATTGTTCATTAGATTTTTTAGATTACATGAATAAAATTATAGGTTTAAATAGACGCAATAAAATCAGTATTAAGGCTCCTTTTATAACCTATTCAAAAGCAGATATTATCAAGGAAGGAATCGATAACAAAGTTAATTTTATATATACACACACTTGTTATAAGGGAGAAGACAAAGCATGCGGTAAATGTGCTTCATGTTCTTCTAGAATTCAAGGTTTTATAGAAGCAGGGTATAAAGATCCGATTCCTTATGCAGTAGAAATACCTTGGAAAGAATATAATTGTAAAATAACATGAATGAAATAGTTTTAGGACACACCCCTCATTTTGATTTTAATGAATATCAAATTGTCATAGCGACTCCACATTCAAAAGAATACTTTTGGAATAAAAGCCCTGCTTCATTTTTTTTACAAAAATCAGGTTTAAGTAAAATTGCTTCTATAATTTACGAAAATAAAAAAGGTTTACCTTGGAATTACAACGCCTTTATAAATGAAAATAATAAACACAAAAAAATAATTTTTATTCATGATGATGTCTTAATTGAAGACATATTTTTTGAAGAAAAAATAGCATTGGCTTTTGAAAAATATGACATAGTGGGGTTAGCTGGAGCTAAAATTTGTGATTTAAATTCTCCTATGCCAGCATGGCATTTGATGTCACCAAGAGAACAAATGGTAGGAGAAGTAGCCCATTCTAAAGACAAACATTATTGGACTACAGTATTTGGTCCAACAGATTCAAGAACATTAGTTTTAGATGGATTGTTTATAGCTGTAAATGTAGCAAAATTACTTGAAACCGATACTAAATTTGATGAAGATTTTGATTTTCACCATTATGATATATCTTTTTGTTTAAGAGCAAATAAAAATAGATTAAAAATGGGAGTATATCCTATTAAAGTAGTGCATTTCGGAATGGGCGACAGTATGATGTCAGAAGCTTGGAAACAAAGCGCAGAAAAATTTAAACAAAAATACAAATAATATGTGCGGTATATACGGTGCAATAACACCAGAACAATTTTACGAATTACACGAAACAAACAAGTCAAGAGGAAGTGAAGGTGTAGGTTATCTACACATAGGTAAAGAAGGATATGCTATTCAAAAATTTAAAGACACTCCAGAATTTACATTATATCTTGAATCCACTTCTTATAATTTAGGACATAACAGAGCACCTACTACAAATGAAAAGGGCAGAGGTCTTTCCTACAACCACCCATTTAATATTGGAAGAGCTATAGCGGCACATAATGGAATTTTAATAAATACTTTAGAATTAGAAGAAAATTGGAAAACAGAGTTTGTAGTAGATAGTCAATGGATACCTTTTTTATATAACAATTATTATAAACAAACCAAAAACAGCTATATTTCCTTTAAACTGACATTAGAACACATTTCAGGAACATATGCAATATGGTTGTATGATATAGAAGAAAGAATAATTTTTGTTGGAAGAGGTGATAATAGTATATTTTGGAATGATGCAATGGATTCGTTTTCATCTGTCCAAACCACCGATTGTAAAAATTTAATGCCAGAAGGAGCTATATATCAAAGTGATCAAAACTTTTTAAAATTTGAAGATAAAAATGAAAGTGATAGGTTGAAAAGACAAAGAAAGTATTTTATACTATAATTTATGAATTACGATATTAAAGATTATGATGGATCATTAATCCATAAAAGATTTGGTTACGAACTTTTTAAAGACGATTACAATCCTTTAGGTGTTATTACAATCTTTCGCGGTAAGATGGATGTTACCGACAATTTAATAGACCTTGAAGACAAACTTAACAATGATTACATATATTCAGATGATGCTTTAAATTTTTGTTGGGAGATTCCTAACTTATGTCCTTCAGGTGCAGTTTTCTTCCAACGCCTATTCGCTCAATATATTGGAGAAACTTTAGGATCAGGACCGTTTGGTCCTTTTGAGGTTATAGTTGAAGGAGACGACATCATGATTCGTAGACCAGATGACGAAAATTTCGGTAAAGCTAGTGTTAGTATAACTAAAGTTGTAGACGGTAATGTTGCACTAGGACATCTTGCTTTGAATATAAACGCAGGTGAAAAGGCTCCGTCTTTTGCATTTTCTCTCAATATTGAAGATGATAAAGTAAATTATCTAACACAAACCGTTAAAGATTTATTTTATTCAACCTTGAAAAGTTGTTTTATAGCAACAACAAAGGTTATTATTTGATGTTCAAAAAAAAGTATAATGACAATCTTTTTGAATGTTTAGATTGGATTCTTAAAAAAACTTTAAAAGATCCATCTACAATACAAATGCCTAGCAGCTTTATCGTTAATAGATGGCTGTCAATGGTAGACTCTTCTTTTGCACAAATTGTCAATGCTACATCTAATAGATGGTTAAATAAAACAGATTTATATAAAAATTCTCTATTTGCAGCACAGTTTTATAGAATAATACTACCCAAATATACGGGTAGATTGTCTTACATAAAAAAGAAACAAAAAGAAAACACACAAACAGAAGAATCAAATTTTAACACTCAATTAGAAATGTCACAAAGAGAAATTGATTTGTATAATCAAACGCTTGACGAAATGAAGAGCTTAGTTAAATAACCTTATGATAGCCAGACCTAACTTAGAAGATAAAATTGGTGGAAAAGTACAACTAGACGAATATCAAGGACATGCCCTAGAATTAGATGGGTGGAAATTAACACAAGTATTAGATGATATTTTAATGGTTCAATACATAGACGTCAATGAAGAAGGAACAGAAATTAAAAGGGGAGATCTTTGGGTTCCAATCAATGCTGTAAATTTTGTTTGGAGGGTAGGCAAAGTTATTTTAGCAGGCCCTAATTGCAAAACCGTTAAGGAAGGAGACCATGTAGTCTTCCCAAATGACAAAGGAATAAAAGCTGCAAGCATAAACGACATTAAAAATATAGTCTTCTTGAGTGAGGGACGTATTTTTGGTGTATGTGAACCAAAATTTGTTAAAAAACCAAACGTGTGAAATTGTCAATAGGCGGTTTAAAACAATTATGTCAAGCTAACATAGTTGAATTAAAATTTGTTCGAAGAACAAGAGTTTTACCAAGAACCAGACGTATGTTAACGACATTAGACCCTCTAATTTTAGATTCAGAATTAGGAAGACAAATTTTAAATTTTAAACCACCAACAAAAACTGCAGCATACAACGCAGCATCAAAAGGTTTATTAACAGTATGGGATATTTTATTTCAAGATTGGCGCAACATACCAGTTGACGCCTGTGAAGTAGTTTCTACAGTCCCATCAAGACCACCAGAAAAATTTTGGGATTATTTCAATAAAGTTATAGGTAAAATGACAGCACAACAAAAAGCTGCATTTATGAGCAAATGACAATTAACGGGTCAATTACAGAGCAAGCTTGCAAATTTTTATTACAAAAAAATTTGTCTTTAGAATTTGGTAATAAAACATATAAACAGGGTAAATTAATTTTATTTTATCAAAAAAATTTTTATATAATGTTTGTAATGGATACAAACAAAAAACCAAAAGAAAAAATAGAAGTACCAATTCCTTATGGTGTAGAAATACATGAAGAAGATAATTTAGTATATTTCGATTATCGAATCAAAACCTTGTCAAAACTGTCACCAGAAATAGAAACTTATTTGAGATTATATAGTTCTAGAAATTCGAATAATAAATTTTGGAATTCAATTTTAACTATAAACTGTTCAAACACTTGATATGAAAACCATACCTATGTTTAGTATATTCTCAGGAACTTTTTACGATCTTCCTGAGTCGGATATTAATTTAATAGACGAAGGACAAATGCCACTTCTTAAAAAACCTTCATCGAGTTGCAAAAAATGTTACGGTAGAGGATATACAGGAAGAGATGCTCAACATTATGGATTTATTCCTTGTATGTGCGTGAGAAAAGTAGTAAACTTTAGTATAATTAAACGTGGAGAAGAACAAATTTAATTTTTTAGAGAATTTCCCCTCACAAGACACACCACGTCAACAACAGAAAGAAGCATTTAAAAAAATACAAGATATTTTTTCTTCCGGGAAAAAATATGCTATAGTAAATTTGCCGACTGGTTCTGGAAAATCTCACATAGGAGTATCCGCTGCTAGAGCTACATCACCTATAGATGATATACGCAAAGACATTATAGAATCATATGGCATATATAAAAAAGATAAAAATGGTGGTTATGTTCATGAAGATTTATTTTTAAATAATAAACCGTTTGGAGCATTTATATTAACAGTTACCAAATCATTACAAGATCAATACCTATCGTTGTTTCCAGAACTAATATCCGTTAAGGGTAAAAGTAATTATATGTGTGCAGTTGACCCGAATTTAACTGTCAATTTCGCACCTTGCCTCTTTTCACCAAAGCTTAAACAGGAATGCTTTGACAAAAATAGATGCCCTTATTATAAAACACGAAATGAAGCTTTAACTAAACAAGATTCAATTTTGAATTATAAAGCTTTTTTTAACCTTCCAGAGTTTTTAAGAAAAAGGGAATTTTATATTTGCGATGAAGCTAGTAATTTAGAAGATGAATTGGTAAGCCAATATACTGTAAACGTATCTTATTCATTTTTACAATCAGAAAATATAACCTTTAAAAAATTAATAACAGATGATAGTATTAAAGCAAAGCATTGGTTGCAGGATATCTTTATACAATTAAAAAATGAATGGGCAGATCTTAAACACAAAATGGCATTGATGTCTTCTAAAAAGAATACACCATCTGGTCTACATTTTAAACAGATGCAAAGACTAGGAAGATATACAGAAATGGTTAACACTTTGAGTATAGTTTTAGAAAAATGGGATGAATGTGAGTACCTAGTAGAAAAAAAAGACGCTGAAGGAGTCACGTTTGTACCTTATGATATAAAACCAGTAGCTCAATACATTTTTAGCGGAGCAGAAAAAATTTTAATGATGTCTGCCACTATTAGTAATCCAGAAGAATTTGCAAAAAGTTTAGGAATTAAAAAAGACGAATATGGGTTTACTGAAATACCATCAACATTTGAACCTCAAAAATCACCAATATATTGTGCAACGCAATATAACCTGTCATACAAAACAATGCAAAAGGATTTACCCAAAATCATTAAATTAGCATTAGAAATTTGTGAAAAGCATAAAGGCGAAAAAGGTATAATACACACTCATACAAACCAAATTACAGAAGAATTTAAAAAGAAAGTTAGAAATAATCCTAGATTTCTGTTTCGAGAAATTGGTACAACAAATCAAAATATTATAGATGACCATAAATTAAGAAAAACAGAAGATACTATTTTGGTTAGTCCTTCTTTAGATACAGGTATTAGTTTAGATGATGATTTAGGCAGATTTCAAATTATAATAAAAGCACCTTTTCTACCTTTAGGTTCAAAAAGAATTAAAAAAATGTTTGAAAAAAATCCAAAACATTATGTTATGAAAATGTTAGACACTCTCATTCAAATGAGCGGTAGATGTACACGTTCAATTGATGATTTCTCGACGACATATATTTTAGACGGTACTGCAGTTAAAACCATATTAAGTAACAAATACCATTTACCCAAGCACTTTTTAGAACGTTTTATGTAAATATATATAACCCTTTGGAGATTTTTTATTAAAAACTATACTTTTAATTTTGAAATACAAACCCTTTTAGAACAGTTTGTTGGAGCTTTTAATGACATTATTATTAAAAGATATGATAATAATGGAACTTTAACACCTCCATCAAGCGGTTTTAAAGTTAATTTTGTATACGCACCTAAACAAAGATTATATGAAAATTTAACAACACCAGCGCCAGGTGGTATTACTGTACCGGCAGTAGCTGTTAATATAACCGGAATATCTAGAGATTCGTCAAGAGTTTACAACAAGATATCAGGTTTCAACATTCCCTATAGTACATCACAAACACCAGCAGACTTTGTTAAAAAAATACCCCAACCAGTGCCTGTTAATATTAATGTTGCTATGACCATAGTAACGAAATACCAATCAGACATGGACCAAATTATTACTAATTTTATTCCGTATTGTGATCCTTATATTATAATATCTTGGAAATTGCCTGGTATAAAGCAATCTCAAATACCTCATGAAATTAGAACAGAAGTTTTATGGTCGGGTAACGTTAATGTAACATATCCAACAGATTTACAAGGTAGTCAACCTTTTAGAATCTCTGCAGAAACGACATTTACTATTAAAGGATGGTTGTTTAAGAAAATGGAAGAAACTGTAAACAAAATATATACCATCCAATCTGATTATTTTGTATCAGATGAACCACAAACAGACGGTAATTTATTAACTTATTTAAATTGATATGGAAAGATTTTTTATATACGCAAAACCTAATATCAAAACTGGAGTACCTTATAAGCTTAATTTATACCCAGAAACAAACGTATTATCC